ATTAAGATAGTCAGCCTCATCTAAGATTAAATACTTACGTCCTTCACTAAACGACACAGTCGTTGCAAAGTTCATAATGTCTGTTCTCAGTGTGTCTATGTTACCAGATAAGGAACCATTGACTACAATGTAGTCAGCACCCAACATTTCTAACATGGCTTTTGCTACTGTCGTTTTACCAACACCAGCAGAGCCAGTTAGTAGTAGATTAGGAATGTTCTCCTGGTCTACGAATTGTTGAAATATCTTTTTAGTTCCTTCTGGTAGTATGACATCTGAAAGATTATTAGGTCGATACTTCTCTACCCATAAAAATTCTTCGTTCATATACTATCCTATTCAAAGGTCGAGTGGCCCTCAGTAGCAATCCAATAAGTTAGCTTAGGACCGTGGTCATTAGCTGACTTAAACTTTGCAATACCTTTGGAGGACAACTCAACATCATAATCAAAATTCATCACCTTCATATTCTCAATCTTAAAGATAGCTGAGAATATTTTACCGCTGCTATTGTTATCAATTACATTACTGTACTTGTCTGCAGTTGGGTTCTTGGAGCTGATGGCCTCCAAGTTGATCACACTTCCATCTGAGGAAATAGCAATCTCAGGTAGACCCATCACTGAAGCTGCCTTCAATGTATTGCTTAGGTCTTCCCATTTGATTGTTACTGCAACATCAATTGCAGGTAGTTGTATTTCCTTACTAGGTGGTGTTACAATCATCTGTGGATCCGCAAACGTATAGTTAACAGATCTCTTTGTATCGTGGACAGTCACATACTTCTCATTGAATTGAAGTTGTGGATTATCAAACAAAGTAAGCACTCCCAAGAATCTATTCAATTCATAGAAACATCCTTGAGCGGGAAACACATCATCGATCTCAGCTTTAGCCATAATAGACTTCTGAGGCGAGATAGTTTGTAGTGTTCCTCCTGCATTAAATTCAATACCTTGGTTGATCACTGCGAATGACTTTAAGACACTCACTGTATTTTCACTTAGTTTCATAATATATTTTTCCAGTTACATTTGTTCGTTTTTGCCAATCTTACTTGGATCAGCAGTAGCAGGTGCTCCGATCTGTGCTAAGTCTTTTAGCGATCCACCGAATACCATGCTTCCCATATGTTGTAGTTCCATCCAAGGACACAACCATACTTTAAGACCCATACGTCTTGCCCATTGACAGAACATATAGTCTTCTGATAGATACCTGTTACTGTATTCAGCATCAGATCCATCTGCGTTCTTTAAGACCAGACTAGACTTCTTATCAAAGATGAAGTTCATAATCTCGTCAGGTTTAGCTTTAGGATTCTGTTCAAAGAATGCCTCAAGCTCAGGTCTCAGGTTAGCTTGCTTATCATCGATAAGTGCATCAAAGAAAGCTGTAATCTCTCTCGAACCATCAAAGTGTTGAGTCCTAACATGGTCAGGCTTATATGATAGTTGAGTATAATTATCAGCATAACTTTGTAGACCTTTCTTAGTAAACATCATAAATCCAGTACCGCCTTCTAATACTTCAGTAGGCTCTGTTAGATTAATCTGATCACCACCGTCTGCTGGATTAAATACATAATCACCAACATACTTAGAAAGAATCTCAGGATTCTCGTCAGCTATACCTGTGTTAACTCCTTGTACAATCTTCTCCCATGAGATACATTTCTTTGGATATGGAGCACATAGAATGTCATAAGGACACTCTTCATCTTCATGATCCATCAATGCCATCATAGTAATAACATCGTTAGGATTAAATGCAATGTCACTATCGATAAAGATCATGTGAGTACAATCTGATCTCAGAAACTCATCTACACAATAGTTCCTTGCTCTTGTTACGAGAGACTCATTGAACAAATAGTAGAACTTAGCTTCTACTTTGTAATGCATGGCCAGTGCAGCAAGGTCATTACATGACTTGGTAAACATACCAGCACATTGACCTCCATACATTGGAGTTGCAATAAAGAGTTTTCTCTTTTGTAATTCTTCTATTTTAATACTAATTTCCATACTTTTTATCGTGCTCCTTTCCTACACCGTAGTCTCCATCATACATGGATAGTGTTTCTGCTTCAAACATTAAGAATTGACCCACTCTGGATCCCCTTTCGATTACAGCTGGTCCATGATTAACATGAAGTGCACCAGCCATCACACCATGATACCCAGAGTCATATAGACCTGAGGTAAGGAATAAACCATTCCTGTTAAGTGTGGATCTTGTAATAACCCATCCAGCATATCCTTCTGGGATCTTTACAATGTTCTCCATAATGATCTCATATGTACCAGGACCAAGCACCCATTTGTTATCAGGTGTAGGTTCGATCTCTTCTGAGCCTCTATGGACTTTCTTGTCACCAATAAGTTCAAATGCTTTGTCTTTCAACTTAAAGATTTTATCTACTCTCAGGTCAACAGCATTAGGTTGGCTGTCTCCTTCTTGTACATTAGTCAATAGTTCTTCATGTGACACGAACTTTGACATGATATGTTTCATACTCATTTTGCTTTCATTCCGTTCTTATGTTTTGAGGTATAGTCTTGTTCCTCAGGTTGTGTAAAATGCCATAACAAGATAGTATAGTGAATGATCTTCATAAGGTCTTTCTTATTGTAGCCATCCTTCTTACCATATCTCATAGCATACTTAATGATATTAGAGTGACATGCTTGCTCAACGTGACCAATCTGTTTCCATACATCGATAGTTTGAATCTCTTCGTCCTTAGTTCCAGCTTTCTCATTTACATAATGAGCTGAATAAGTACCTTCAATATACTTACTGATCTCGTTTAGGATCTCATCTTCTCTAAATCTATACTTCATTTACACCTCTTACCAGACTGTTAATATAGTCCATGTTATGCTTTGCTAAATTAATGGAGTTAGTATCCTCTATCTTAGCATTAAAGTCAACATGCTTTTCGAATTTACCTTCGAATAATCCTGTAGGTGAGTTATCGAACTCCTTGTTATTAAGTCCAGCCCATATAGCTGCACTTGAATCCCAAGTGTCAATACCGAAGTCTTTACATAATGCAATCTCGTTTGGTCCATCTACCATACCAAGGAAGTGAATAAGTTTGTCATTATCTTTTGCTAACTGCAATAGACCTCTTGACTTGATCTCATTCATGAACTTCCATCTTGCTAGGAACCTTTGAAGATTGTTTCCTTTCTCACAATTGTATGCATGTGGAACAGCTAAGATACTAATACCAATGTAATCGATAAGAGGATTGCTTGCTGCGAATGCAAATGATAAGATAAGGTCTTCAAGATCACCTGTGACTGATTGCGGTACAAAGAATGTACCAAAGCCTTCTTCTTTAAAGACAGGTGCATAACGTCTTGCGTCATCAATACCTACCATTGAAGGATGATCTGGATAGTCTGGGATTACGATATAGTCAGCATCTACTTTCTTTGCTAACCCTACTAACTCGTCAGGTGGAAAGTTTGGCATTCCAGCTTTGAACATTTCAAAACCAGAGTTGTCCATGATATTTACTGTACCAGGATTCTTTCCAATCTCTTTATAGAACTCACAATACTCAACATTCTCTGCTGCGATGTGTGCTAGTGTTAAGTGCGTTTGTTGATCTTTGACTAGATCAAGATGAGGCACAGGTGCGATGTGACAAAACTTCATAATATATCTCCATAATGTAGTAAAATTCAGACATTAGTCTTTTTGTGGCTTACCAGCTTCTCCTGATGATTTAGGACCTTCTTGTTTAGTATGACCTTTCATTGCATACCTTACATTCCATCCTTTGCCACTCAACTCCTTACAATTGTCAACCGTAAGTGTCTGGCCAGGTGTTAAGAAAGAACAATTCTTTCCACACTTGGTCACTTCAAATCTATTAGCATCTTTACGAGCACACACGATTGTATTGTTATCAATCTTGTCGTCCTCTGCTAATAAAAACTCTTTAAATGATTCCATGGTTAGTCTCTTGTATATTCAATGACGCAACCATTTTCTCCATCTTCTGATATGTCGATGATCAGATCACGATTAGCGTACTTACTCTGTATGTATTTAGCTAAATCTTGAGCCATCATCTCACAACTTTTATAATCTAATTGCATAACACCAGTGTTATACATCTTCTCTAGTTCTCTCTTGAACTGAATGAACTCGACGTCTCTATCGTCATGGAATACTTCTAACTGAACTTTGAAGTGAAACATATGACGATGAGGATAACCTAAAAAGCTAACATCGTATTCATCACCTGTAGCTAACTTAGGATCCGTTAGCGCAGCAGGATACTTATGTATACCTTCTCGTTGGAACGTAACATAGATC